GATACCTGTCACCACCATCGGGTGAATCATATTCTTAGGCATCTTAGGTAAGCGTCCTGAAGACTGCATACGTTGCATGACAATCTTAACTAGCGGTAGTTGGAACTCTTGAGAGAGGACAGAGTAGATACCACCAAGCTGACGCTCGATAGCTTGAGTTACTAGACGTACTTCCTCAGCAGTTACTCTCTCCGCTTTACGGATAGCCGCCTCAGTAAGCATGAATGCGTAATTCAATCGCTCTTGTATCTGATTGATAGTCTCAAATGCTACACGGAAGTCAGCGTGTTTCTGCGTCTGTAGAACAGATACGTCACCTGCTGAGCCGTCAATGATAGCACCATTAGCCGCAGAGGCGATGCGGGACTTTCTTGTTGTGCCGTTAGGAGCTACTAAGAATAGTAACTTAGCTGACGCGGCTGAGCCTTCAACAATAGCTTGAGTCAATCCTTCAAGAGACTCTAAGTCTCCTAAGTACTCCTCTACATAACCCCGCCCATAATCTTCGCCATCTACACGGTTAAGTCGTAGAGGTAAGAATGGGTTCTTATCTTTAGGGAATGTACCTTCAGAACCCCCCACGCGGATGCCGCCAATCTCTTGATACACTTCAACAGTTTTAGAATCAATGGTAGATATGGAGGTATACAGGCTGACAGTATCAACGTCCGAGGGCGTGTCTGATGTATTTATTTCTTCAGGTACTTGGTTTTTAGCTATATCTTCTTTTATGACGATACGCTCAACATTTCCCATCGGGTCTCTTGTAATACAGAAACGGTCTAAGTGGAACACTCTCATGTGTCCTTCCTTAGGTACATGAAGTAGGACGTTGCCTGAAACAATCAACTGCTTCAAAGCTCCGAACAGTCCTACTCGGAAGTTATTACCTTCAATCTCTTTATGGATATTACGTTCCATCTCAGAGAGTGCGGTAGAAACTTCAGTCTTTACCTGCTCGATGCCTTCCATCTCAGCCTTAGCCTTCTCATCTAATGCTAGACGGAAGAATGGGGCATTAGGTGGAAGCAAGCTCATCAATAGAGCAGAGCTTAGGTTATTAACACCACGCGCTCCTACGCTTTGGTAAGGAGTCTTTAGCTTCTGTGCAGACTTATCTCCTTCCTCTGTTACTAGAGTAGGGATAGTTAGCTTCGAGGCTTCACGCGCTCTGTCTAAGTACGGGTTTCGGTTACCCTGTTGCTTCTCGTACCAAGCCTGCGCTGTTAAAGTTTCTACCATCAGCTAGGTATGCTGAGTCCTCTGCGTGGTATGACTAAAGAGCCTTTACCGCGTCTACGTCTACCGAACTGACCTGTACCTGCCGCTTCGGGATTCTCCACTCTTCGCGCTAATGGCTCAGGTGGCTTAGGAGCAGGAGGAGCCTCAGGAATCTCAGGCATCTTAGGGGCAGAACCCATGCACATTATAGTACAAACGTTCCTAGAAGAACGCCTACGGTAAACCAAATGATACTAGCAGTGTGCTTAGTACCGAAATCTTTAAGGTAAGTTGTGAAAGCTGACATGATTAGTTATATAATATAGACTCGTTCTGTATCTCATATATTTCTAAGAGAAGGGAGACTACAGATTGCCTCCCGACATTATACCACACTTCTCGGTCAGTATCGGATAAGTTAGGTAAATCCTTTGGTATTAGTTCTACAAGTGCATCGACTTGTTCTTTAGTTATTCTTGGGAAAGTCTCTTTGTCCATTAGTTTAGCCTCAGTAAGTGTTCGGACATTAGCCCTTTACGGTTGAAGAAGCACATCCGCTGTAGTGCTAGACCGCCCTGCGCTAGTCTCTCACGAGCAAACTCGTTGTCTGTCTCAGTGCTTCCACTTAGGAAGAAGTAAGCGTCCTTGTTTAGCTCTCCTGATGCGTGGGTGTGGTAGTGTCCTACGCTCAGAAACTTCCAATCCTCGATAAGTAGCTTCCACCCCATAGCTTTCTTGAAGATAGCTCCTACGTTGAAAGGTGTACCCCCTGAAATTTGGTCTCCATGTACACAGACGATGCCATTACCCGCTACTTTCTGTTTGACGAACCAAGTCTCAGAGATGTCCCAAGCCATATTCTTAACGCCTGCAACCTGACACATAAGTTTGGCAGTATTGTAAGATACCAAATCCCAATTTGTCTTTCGGCTATGCCCTCCTCCCTTAAAGCCTGAACGACCGTGGTTTCCATGAACACACGCCACTTTAATTTTAGGGACGAGAGGGGATAGTTTGGTGATGACATGAGTAATTAGCTGCGGTACGGTCTTGACCGCCTGTGTCCACAGGTCATCGTCAATCTCGAAGGGTTGCCCCGCGAAGATAGCCTCTCCTTCCACCATGTCACCCTGTAGGATGATATGTAGGACCTTAGGCTTCTCCTTACGGAGTAGGTCAGCCGCCTGATTGGTGAGCTGATGGACGCGGCGAGCCGCTATCTGTGAGTTGTAGGTCTCCGTCACTTTACCTACCTGCCAATCGGAAAGACACAGCCACGCCTCAGGCGTATTCTTAGAGCTTTTGGGGCGTTTTTCCTTAGTCTTTAGACTCGGAGAGGCAGAAACCTTTACGCCCTTCAGAGCCTCCTCTACGGCTTCGTGTATCAATGCCTCTGTAGCCTGCTGTTTAGAGAGCTTGTTGTATGCCTTACGGACTTCAGACTTGAGATGCTTCATCTCTACTCTCATGTCCTCAACATTCTTATTAAATTCTTCGGGGGTAATACCCATAGATATTTGTATCGGGTTGTGTTATACTACGGGGGCGTAGCACTCGCATTATAACAATGAGTAACGACAATCTCAAGTCCCTTCTTTCAAAACTTCACGAAGACGTAGCTAAAGAACTTTTGGAGCGCATCGCCACAGGCGAAGCCTCTACGGGTGACATCTCTGCGGCTATTAAGTTTTTGAAAGACAACGACGTGACTGTAGTAGTGGAAGAGAGTAAGCCTGTGATGAATTTAGTCAAGGCTCTCCCCTTCACGGAAACTAAAGAAGCGTAATGGAAATCCCTAACGAGCTGAAAGACTTTAGGAATTTTGTCTATTTAGCGTGGGACCATCTAGGTCTGCCTGAACCTACCCCTGTACAGTACGATATATCTGAATATCTACAGGATGGTCCACGGCGGCAGATTATTCTCGCGTACCGTGGTGTAGGTAAGTCCTACCTCACGTCTGCCTACGTCTGTTGGCGGCTACTCTTAGACCCATCCCTGAACATCCTTGTGGTGTCAGCGTCTAAGAACCGTTCAGATGACTTCTCTACCTTCACACAGAGGCTTATCAACGAGATGCCTATACTTGAGCATCTCAAGGCTAGACCTGAGCAACGTGACTCCAAGATAGCCTTCGATGTAGGACCTGCTCCTGCCTCACACGCCCCATCTGTAAAGGCGGTCGGTATCACGGGACAATTAACAGGTTCTCGTGCGGACCTGATTGTGGCAGATGACGTGGAGTCCCTAAATAATAGTGAGACACAGGGCATGAGAGACAAGCTAGGTAATCTAGTAAAGGAGTTTGACTCCATCCTCAAGCCTGATGGACAGGTACGGTATCTAGGAACGTACCAAACAGAGATGTCTCTGTACAAAATCTTACCCGATAGAGGATATATTCCTCGTGTATGGACAGGAAGATACCCAAAGATGGAGAAAGTAGCCGCATACGGTTCTTACTTGGCTCCTTATATCCTCGATAAGATTACAGATGACCCGTCACTCGAAGGTAAGCCTGTAGACCCTAAGCGTTTCGATGAGGATGACCTTGTGGAACGTGAGCTATCCTATGGACGCAGCGGGTTTGCGCTGCAATTCATGCTTGACCCTAGCTTGTCGGATGCTGATAGGTATCCTCTCAAGCTGAAGGACTTCATAGTTATGGAGGTAGACCTTGAGGTAGCACCTGAGCGTGTCATACACTCTAATAGTACCGAGAGGGTTATAAAGGAGCTACCATCTGTCGGTTTTAGTGGTGATTACTTCTACCGTCCCCTCGCTGTAGACGGAGCCTTCATACCCTACCGTGGTACTGTAATGACCATTGACCCATCAGGTCGTGGTAGTGACGAGACAGGTTACTGTATTATGTCTATGCTCAACGGTTTCCTGTATGTCCACGAATGCTCAGGGGTAGCAGGTGGATATAGCACAGAGACCCTGACTACCCTAGCAGAACTAGCTAAGAAGTATAAGGTCAAAGAGATACAGACGGAATCTAACTTCGGTGATGGTATGTTCAATGAACTACTTACACCATACCTCAAGAAGATATACCCTGTCACCCTCTCCGAGGTAAGACACTCGACTCAGAAGGAGCGACGTATCATTGAGACCCTAGAGCCACTGATGAATCAACATAGAATCATTATATCTCCTGAGTTGATTGAGAAGGACTATAGCTCTACTAAGCATCTACCTCCTGAGAAAGCTCCTCAATATAGACTCTTCCACCAACTCACTAGAATAACCACAGCTAGAGGAGCATTAGCTCACGATGATAGGCTAGAGGTTATGTCTATGGCGGCTAACTATTGGGTAGAGGCTGTAGGACAGGACGTGGAAGAGCGTATGCAGGAAGACAAGGCTGAGAGGCTGTTGAAGGAGCTAGATAACTTCATGGAGAATACTGTAGGATATAGCGAAAACAAGTCCACATGGATGTAAGAAAATATTTATACCCTTACCCCTAGAGAAAGACAAATCTCTGTGGTACGCTAGACCATATGCGCGGTAGACAAACACCCCTAAGTATACTAGGGAGTAACTACAGCCCCTTAGTCCCCCTTTAGGGGAGGTAAGGAGAGAGGTAGTAGATACCCTAGAGAACCTAAGAGTAACCCTCTCTTCACCCTCCATGTGATTATGAGGAAATATATCGGGTCTAATAGTCCCTCCATGAGCTGAGCGTTATGCTCGCTCCCTGCAATACTCCACAGGGAAATACCTTGGGAGGTAGGTTCCCACAGGGTTTTGTTTTGTTTACCTAGGGTATGGAGAGACCGCTAAAAATATCAGAAAAATGTGAGCGGGTATATATATGCACCGCCTCGCAGAGTTCCCCCATAGCCCCCTTGCTCTCATGGTCTTATTGAGATTCAGTCTCAACTATTCAGTACTAGCTTATTGAGATTGAGTCTCAAGAGTGGTCAGCAGGAGGGCGTGGGTGTCTTAATGAGACTAGGTCTCAACAGTCATTGCCTCGACTCTTAATGAGATTCAGTCTCAACAGTAGCCTGCCCTGCCCTCCTGCGTCCTCTGTTTTAGCCGTCCTAAGTCCTGCGCTCATAAGGGGTTACGCTTGCGTTCTAAGGGCATTTACAGCCCCTCTCATCGTCTTTACGTGTAACCCGACTGAGTACCCATATTAAGGACGAACGTCGATTTGCGCCTAACCCCTTATAAACAAAGGAGTTACGTCAATCGTCCTAAGTCCTTTGTTTACCTACACTTACGACTGCCCTGTACTCGATTGTGTGCGACTTGGGCTATGCGTTTATAGTGCGCTAATTCTAGCTATTTGGAATTATAATGCCCTATTTAAAATACCTTGATTTTAGGGGTTGTTGTCTTGACACGCCGTGATATACTGAATAGGCGAAGGGGGGATAGCCTCCCTTACTGCTCTTTTCAAATTCTCGCCCGCTGAGTCAAGTGTTCCACGTGAAACATCTAGGACGGAC